CATCGCCCTTAATGCGAAGTCCACGGGACTTAAGGCCGCCGGGGAGGTTCGATAGTGTTCCAGCATCCACCAACTGACGCATGATGCTTGTGGCTGACTTGGCAAATCCGCCGATGAGGTGGAAGAGTCCAAAGCCGTAGGCTCCAAAGCCGGGGATGTATTGATAGTGGACGAAGTGCTGGCGCTTGAGTCGGATGGTTTCGTCTTCTTTCCAGTTGCGGCGGATGGACAGGACATCATTTGTACCTTTTATTAGGGTAACTACGTATGGTAATGCTATGCCGGTTTCTTCGCCGTCATCGTCCTTGTCTTCAAAGCCCTTGAGGTCCAAATCCACATGGACTTCATACATCGTATAGCGGTCGTCGTTTAGATCGTTAAAGCCGGTCTCTTTGTCCTTGGCTTTTTTGATGTCATCTTGCGATGTCTTTGTTGGGTCAGGCAGGTCGATGTCGCGGTAAAACCCTGCTTGTTGGAGTTTAAGAATTTCGTTTTTGGTCTTGCGCATGACATGCGTCACGCGGTAGCAAGTGTCCATGTCCGTCGCGCCGTATGGCAGGATGATGTCCTCTGCTGGGATAAACATCGAGACTTGGCGACCAAGGTTGGGGTCTTCGTAGACCTTCTTGAATGCGGAGCCAGTGGCCGGCAATGACCACAACATACGCTCTTGCTCTGGACGGAACTCCTTCATGACCTCCGTCAACTGGTAGTTCATGTCTTCCTCGACACGCTGAGCCGCATCTTTCTTTTGCGGAGTTTCTTTGCCAATAATTTTGGTGCGCACTGGCCCCTGCGCAGGGAACATCTCCGTGATTGTCTCGCTTTGAAAGCGAACAACAGCTTCTGTAATCATTGGGTGGAACACGCCTGACGCGCCGTTCCAAGGTTCTGTTCTCTCTTCATACTGCAAGCCTAGCAACTTTAAGCCTTGGGTATAGGCTTTCTCCCAGTCCTTGCGTGAGTTCTTGTCGTTGTCAATATCGTCAGCTAGATCGCTTGCCATCAAGTCCATCGCGCTCTCGTCCATCTCCTCAGCCAAGTTAGCGTTGAAGTCGTCGCCATCTTCTTCGCCCGGCTCGATGTGGATGTCTAAATCCCCCGCGTGGATGTTGACCGCTTCGGGATCAATGATCTCGATCTCAAAATCTTCTGGCTGGTCCTGCGCTAACTCTTCAATGCCTTGTGGCTGTGTGTAAAGCGCTTTGTCGATATTGGTTGCCATGTTGGTCCTCAGTAGTAAGCGTGCTGCTTACGTTTAAAAATTATCGGCTCATCTTTCTCGTCGCTGTCTAACGATATGAACCCACCTTGTCTGAACCGCATCAGTGCTTGGGATGTTGTATCAACGAAGTCGTCATGCTCACCTACTGGGAACGATGCAACTTCTTCAATCACTTCACGCGCCCAACGCGTGTCTGGAGCCCACACCATGCCAGATGCAAACAAGTCCGAAATCGCGTTCAATCGTACCACCTTGTCATTGCCACGACTAGGGTTTGTCTCCCATGCAGGGATGCCCATCGCTCTGAACTCTTGTATCAACGGTGCGCCAGCAGACTTCTTCTCCACAATGAACGCATCAGGCTCCCATTCTCTGTAGTGTTTCAGCGCTGTGGCCTTTAGTTCTGGGAATGTCAGGCGGTCTTTGAACGCATCGAGCAAGATGATCTGCGCCGCGTTGCCTTCTTCCTCGTTATAGAACACACCCCACGTCGTGCATGCGGAATAGTCCGAGTTTGTCTTGGTTTCATGCGCCGTATCCCAAGATTGAATGATGTAGTCGCAGACAGGTGGGTCTTCTGGCTCCCATATCCGCCACATCTTCCTAGAAATTGTGGCGCTGTTGTCCGAAGTGGGCTGCTGCATGTATTGCGCGTTCCAATACCTTGGATCAATCGATGCTTTCGCACTTTTCAACGCGTGCAGAGGCCACTGCTCAGGCCAAAGGGACTTTTCGTTCTCCGTATTCTCGTGAAGTATGGCTGGCAACTCCACAATCTCCCAGCGTGGGGAGTCAGGGTTACGGGTTTGGTAGTCAATGATGCGTCCGGTCAGGTCTAAGACTCCCCAACGGGTCATCACCACGATGATCGCACCACCCGGCATCAGACGTTGTAGCGGCCCGGTCTGCATCCACGACCATGCGGTATCAAAAGCTAGTCTTGAGTTGGCTTTAACGTCTTGTTCGGAGTGAGGATCGTCAATAACAAATAGATCAGCGCCACGACCAGCCAAAGCACCCCCAACGCCAGCAGCGTAGTATTGACCACCAGCACTCGTAGACCACTTACCGGCAGCTTTTTGGTCGTCAGCCACATGTGTGGCGGGAAATATTTCAGCATACTCCTCCGAGTCCAGTAAGTTTCGCACCCGACGACCAAAGTCCTCGGACAGACCCGCAGTGTGCGTGCCCATGATGATCTTCTTATTAGGGTTTTTACCTAGAAAGTACGCTGGGAACAGATAGCTGGAGAACTCTGACTTGCCCATACGCGGCGCGATGTTAATAATCACCCGTTTTTTCTTGCCGTCCAGCACGTCTTGAAAAATTTTTGCCAGTTTTCTGTGGTGCGGACCGATCTTAAACCCCGGATAGACTGCCGTTGCGAACCCCAGCATGGAGTCGTGGGCCGCTGCCAGACTAGCCCGCTTCTCACGGATGTCCAACATGTCCATGAGTTCTATCTTCTCCGCGACCGTCATGGTCGGAAGAGCCTTTTGGAGCGCCGCAAGCTCAGCTTTGGTCAGACTCGTCAGGCTGTTGAGGTTCATCTATGTCTTCTACGGGTTTTTCGGGAGTTTCTAATACGTCCGTTACATCAACGACATCCATCACTCCCATAAAGCGGTTCAATTTTTCTTTGATCTTGGCGTCGATCTCGCTGTCGCTGAGTTCTGCCTTTTTAATCTCCACTTTATCCGTAAAGAGGCCGACCTCCGTGACCTTGCCCAGCAGACTCAGCGCTTTTAATCGGATGTTGGCGTTGGTAGATTTGGTTTCTTCGATCAGTTGGGCGACCGCATAGCCTCTGATCTCTTTGGCCTGCTGCACAAACTCCCAGTCGTAGGCAGCCAGCATCCCCGTCAAATGGCGTACAGCTTCTGGGGTTTTGAGTTGGATCAGGTTTGCCTTTTGCTCGGCGTCGGTAGCCGTGGTGGTCAGTGCGCCGAAGGCTTGTCTGGCTGCAGCCGTCTGCTGCTCGGTATCTATCTCGTCGTCTGGGCGTACGCCAAGTTCTTCCAACCACTCAACAGTCTTATGCTGCGCAGAAAGCACTTCTCCCGGCTCGACGTCATCGAGTTCGATAAACATTTCCGGACTGGTGACCCCCGGATTAAATTGCACCAAATGCTCAAACATGCGCGGTTCCTTGCAACCTCGTTGCGCGAAGTATATACTCACTTCTGGTAGGTGTGCAAGCAGTTGCGCATTTGCTTCTCCTGATGGGATAACCATCCTTACCCCGGCGTTCAACAGGCGTCGGGGTTTTTTTCATATGGGAGTGTCCAAAGTTTGACAAGAGGTATTTGGATTTTTTATAAAATTTATGGGGGGTAGGTATAAGGTATTACAAAGTTTAATTTGCGGCTGCGAAACAGTGTTCACGGGGCATCGTGGCACGGCTGTCCCAAAGGGGTGATGGGGGTATGGTGGGGTCGAGCCACGGCATAACTACGCTGTCAAGGGTATGCACAAACACATTGTGGTATAATAGATTTATCGATTGGGGGAACTCAGTCGTTCGTAACAGCCCCAACGACATGGGGCTTTGTCATTTGTTATTTAGGAGATTCATTCATGAAGAAAACATTCAACGCACTTGCCTTGCGCACCGCGCTTGGCATCACTACGGCTCAGTTCGAGTTAGTCAAGCCCACGCTTGAACTTGCAGACAATATGTCTGTGAGTCTGACCACGCAACTACTCAAGCATGGCATTGGTGACAAAGCAACCGCGCGCCCCTTTGTTGTGTATTACATAGCCACAGTTCGCAAGGGCGCAATGGACTTGGTGAAAGACGGACAACGCGGTCTTACTTTCGGTTATGGCAACAAGTATGAGAGACAAGTCACTCGTATTCTCAGCAAGATATTTGATGATGTGCAAGCAGAGTCGACATCAAGCAAGAGCAACAAGCCTGACAAAGTTAAAGCCTTGTTTACTAAGTGGCAAGCCCTGAGCGCGAGCGAGAAGCGTCGCTTCACAACTCTGCAACTTAACGCTGAGTAACAGACAGTTTGTCTGTGAGTTTTTCCCGCGCGGTCTGACAGCGGTGTCTCCGCGCGGTTCTTTTCTTTGTCAAACATCTTTAGGAGAACCTCATGAAAGTTCGCAACACGAAACGCACTTTGCGTGTAATCCGTCGCCGTGTCAGCAAAGTCGGCACATCTAAGTTCCGTCAATTCCGTTTTAAGTAGGCAACTCTCCAAGCCCATACGCGTGGGCTTTGGGGGCAATCCTGCCCACACAACTTTAGGAGTAATCATCATGAAACAACCATCAGCAACTAAAAAAGGTAGCGGTCGTTATCACAAGCAAGGGCATAAGAAAAACAAACCCGCTAAGAAGTAAGGCGTAGCCTACTCTGCAAGCCTAGCGTGCTAGGTTTGCGGGGCAATCCTGCCCACATAACTTTAGGAGTAATCATCATGGGTAAATACACACGCGCAGACCACGAGTTCTCGGTCAAGTGGCGCAACAGCGAGCGTTGGAAAAACCTACGCGCAGAGATAGGCGAACTAGCCAAGAACACCGAGCGCAAGCAACGCGCCATTGCGAAGGCAGAAGAAGATGACATGGCATGGGAACTGATCAAGATGGATTGCAGACCAGTCCGCCAGAAGCGTCTCTTCAAGTAAGGCAACCGCAACTCACAGACACAATGTCTGTGAGTTCTCCACAACGCGTTGCACAGAACATAAAAGTGTTGTAAAAAAACACATACCCACTGTTTCACAATCCGTCCCCTCAGCGTGGGCATCTCGCAACCCGCATGGATACTAGCGCGCCCTATGTTCGTGCCAACAACACATATATATAAATATACTTTTCTTTAGATATATATATATTCATGTTTTCGTGGACACTTTTTTTCCTATCTATCTTGTTATACTTTTTAAAATCAAGTGTCATGTGGGTAGGACATGGCAAAAACCTAGTGTTCATGCGGGCTAACAGGTAGCCCGCAGTGGTGGGCACGCTTTTCGGAATGGTGGGTATGCTGTTCAACCTCTTGGAGAATCATCATGGAAAACAAAACATATAGTCCTCTTATTCGGACATGCAAGCGTTGCGGTGAGACATTACCCCTCGCTGAATTCAGATACAAATTAACCCGAGCGCAGATGCGGGCGCAGGGTTTCGCGGGCAATGTGCTCGTCACCGCAGAGGGTAAGGTATGCAGATACTGTCGCCCTCAAAAGAAGCCACGCTCAAAACTCACACGCAAGGAACTGGTGACCAAGGCATCAAGCGGGGACATACACCCAATGATTGCCCAGTCCATCATGACCCAACGCAAGGTGACACGCCGAGCAAAGCAGAAGGCGGGCAGATATGAAGGGTGGGTCAAGCACTGGAAGGCAGAGCACACCCGAGTGTTGGCGGGGCTACCGATAGAGATACACCGAGTCACGGGACAGGCACGCTACGCCCTAGCCTCACGCCACATAGACAGGCACAAGTTCTTCCTAACTTATTTGGGAGAACTCAAACGATTGAAGGCGCGGTTATTCCTAGCGTTCAAAGAGCACCCCGCCGAGCCCAAGTTCAACTGTTGGC